ACCAGCAGCAGAACCAGCAGCAGAACCGGCAGCAGAACCGGCAGCAGAACCGGCAGCAGAACCGGCAGCAGAACCGGCAGCAGAACCGGCAGCTACTGAAACTGAAACAGCCGCTGAAACTGAAACAGAAGAAACACCAGCAGGTACAGAAACTGAAACAGCAGCGGAAACTGAAACAGCCCCCGCAGCACCTCAACCAGCAGCAGAACCAGCAGCCCCAGCGGAGGAAGAACCAAAAAAAGAAAAGAAAGTTAGTAGAAAGGCTGCACGGAAGGCCGCACGGAAGGCTGCTCGCGAGAGGGAACTAAAAGCACGTCAAGAGAGGGGTCAAGCTAGAGGTCAAACGGACTTTAAACCATCTACGCGGAGAGATCCAACTGCGGGACCAGCAATCCCAGCGGCAGCTCTTCCAGAAGAATTGATGAAAAAAATTCGCTCTATTGTGCAAGAGGGTAAAAACTTCAAAGTTTCTCCCACTCACAAAGACAAAGCGTTAATGCAAAAACTTAGAGCAATTTTACAAGAAAGTAAAAGAATAAAGGTAATTAATAAAAATGGCTGAAAAAAGTAACATTATAGATATTGTAAACGGAATCTCCCAGGCAGCCTCAAATGCTTATGATGGTGCATTAAATGAAAAAGGCGAACCAATTGAAGTTGGTCTTCGTCGAGAAGAAGGAAATCCTATTCTTGATAAACGAGTAATGGACGGCTTTAATGTGAAAATTGCTGGTAATATTTTGAATATTACATATCAAAGTGAGATCCTATTAAAAGAAGTCTATAAAGGAGATTTCGAGGGCGAAGTTGCACAAAGAATTCAAGACATTTCATCCTTTCTTAAAAAAGAATACAAAAAAATTACTGGGAACTCTCTGGCACTAACAAAAGAAGATAAAGAACCTAATATTCTGGTTCAAAGCTCAAGTCGAATTCGTTCATGGGTTGAAGCCAATCAGAAATTTAAGATTGGTGGAATCCCAGAACAGGAAAATGTGGGAACTACAGTTGAAGAAAGGCTTGATAAAGCATTTAAAGATTGGCTTGGAATGGGAAAAGATAAATTTACTAAAACTAAAAAGCCAGAAAATGTAAAAGGCAAACGAGATGAAGAACCCAGAGGGTAAATAAAAAATGGCACACATAACTCCACAAGAACTAGAAGACTTCATTAATGAAGAGATTGATAACATGGATGAAGGTCTGTGGGATAAAATTAAGGGTGTTGCTGGGGGTGCGATGTCGGCGCTGACTTCTCCACTTGGAAGCGTGGGTCAAGGTTATCAGCGTGGGAAAGCAAGTTCAGCTTTAAAATCTGCATCAAACGATCTTATGGGTGTCAGAGATGAATTTATTGATAACATTGAGGGATTGTTTAAAGCACCGTTTGCTGACGTGATCAAACTTAAACCCGAATTAGCAGATGTGGCAAATAAGTGGAATCTGGCCACAAACAAAATAGAAGAAGCCTCAAGAGAACTTGAAATGTTAAGTATGGAAGTTAAAATGTTATCTAGAACTCCAAGTCGTAGATCTCGTGTCCAAGTAGGTCCAGAGGCTGGTCAAGAAGAACCAGACCGTAGTAGTTTGAGGAATAGATTAAGGCAGCGTCGAGCAGGCAACGGTAATCGGGATACTTCTCCAGAACCTGCGCCAACACAAGAATAAAGACTTTCTAGCATACTATTTAATATGTATGTCTCAATATTTATCCAAAAAAGATCTTGTTAAAGAAATTGTTAAGTGTGGCAAAGATCCTGTTTACTTTATAGATAATTATTGTAAAATTGCTCATCCAACACGAGGACAAATTCCTTTTAAAACTTGGGATTTTCAACAAGAGCTTCTTCACAAGTTTAATGATTATAGAAATAATGTCATTTTAAAATCGCGACAGATGGGAATTTCGACAATTACTGCTGCGTATGTTTCTTGGTTGATGTTGTTTCATAGGGATAAAAATATTCTTGTTATTGCCACAAAATTTAGTACAGCTGCAAATCTTGTTAAAAAAGTAAAAGCAATGATTAAATTATTACCACCTTGGTTTGATCAAATTGCTGCAATTGAAATTGATAATCGATCTTCTTTTGTTTTAAATAATGGTTCTGAAATTAAAGCATCTGCGACATCTGTGGATGCTGGTCGTTCTGAGGCATTGTCTTTGTTGGTAATTGACGAAGCCGCGCATGTTGAAAACTTGGATGAGTTGTGGACAGCACTTCAACCTACAATGGCAGTGGGCGGGCGCTGTATCGCACTTTCCTCTCCGAATGGAGTAGGAAATTGGTTTCACAAGGCATATGTCGCTGCGCAAGCTGGGGAAAATAATTTTTATCCAACCAGATTGCATTGGACACTCCACCCAGAAAGAGATCAAAAATGGTTTGAAGAAACGACACGAAATCTTTCAAGGCGACGTGTAGCTCAAGAATATGAATGTAATTTTAATGCTTCTGGAGAAACAGTCATTCACCCTGATAATTTAGGCACTATTGAACAAACTTATTCTGATCCAAAACATCAAACAGGTTTTGATAGAAATTTTTGGATTTGGGAAGAATATAAACCAGAGAATAAATACTTACTTGTGGGTGATGTAGCGCGTGGAGATGGTAATGACTTCTCTGTGTTTCACGTATTTAACACAACGACGATGGAGCAAGTTGCAGAATATCGTGGAAAACCAACAACGGACTTATTTTCCAGAATATTATTCGACGCAGGAAAAGAATACGGTGACGCCATGCTTATTGTTGAAAATAACAACATCGGTTTCTCAGTATTGGAAAAACTCATTGATGCCGGTTATCCAAATTTATATTATTCTGCTAAAGGAACTCATGAATATATTGAACAACATGAGGCGCAAGGGGCTTCAAATGTGATCCCAGGGTTTACTACTTCACAAAAAACACGACCTTTAATTGTTGCAAAACTTGAAGAATTCATTAGAAATGACTTAATTACCCTTAATTCGGTAAGAGCTTATCAAGAACTTAAAACTTTTATATGGAAAAACGGAAGACCCGAGGCTCAAAGAGGATATAATGATGACCTTGTAATATCGTTGGCAATTGCTTGTTGGGTTCGGGATACTGTTCTAGAAGAAAATACGCGAGATTTAAAATATAAAAGGGCGTTTTTAAATTCAATGGTTACATCAAATACTAAATTTAACACTACAATTCCTGGTATGACGGGCTACAAAAAGGTTGAATCTTTTGATAGAATAAAAACAGCACAAAATGTTTATAAAGAATTTGGTTGGCTAATAAAGGGATAAAAAATGGCATATAATAATAACAGTAAAAATAATAAAAAGAACACTCGTAATCCCGAGTCATTCTTGTTCAAAGCTCTTACTCGGTTGTTGTCTGGGCCTCTGACTCAACACCAGCGACAAAACCCGCGACAGCTTAAGAGATGGCAACTCGATAAATATAAATTTCAATCTGCTGGTGGTCTTCAATTTAAAAAAACCACTTATAATCCTTTTGACAATCTTTATGCAAATGCTACTTCTAATGCTGCTCGTGGAGAAAGATATATAGATTTTGATCAAATGGAATATATGCCCGAAATTGCTTCGGGTTTAGATATTTATGCTGATGAAATGACCGTTTCTTCGCCCATTCAACCTCTTTTAAAAATAAATTGCCCCAATGAAGAAATTAAAGAAATCTTAAATCAATTGTTTTATAGCACACTAAATGTTGAATTTAATATCTATGGTTGGTGCCGATCTATGTGTAAGTATGGAGATTATTTTCTCTATTTGGACCTTGATGAAAGTTTGGGAATAAAAAGTGTCATTGGTCTTCCACAAACAGAGGTTGAGCGTTTAGAAGGTGAAGACAAAACCAATGCGAATTATGTTCAATTTCAGTGGAATAGTGGTGGCTTAACATTTGAAAATTGGCAGGTTGCACATTTTAGGATTCTTGGAAATGATAAGTATGCTCCTTATGGAACTTCAGCTTTAGAATCTTCACGTCGGATTTGGCGACAATTAATGTTATTAGAAGATGCTATGATGGCTTATCGCGTTGTACGATCACCAGAACGTAGAGTATTCTATGTTGATGTTGGCGGTCTTCCAGAAACAGAAGTGGAAAGTCATATGCAACGAATTGTAACTCAAATGAAAAGAAATCAAGTTATTGATCAAGAAACTGGTCGAGTTGATTTACGTTATAATCCAATGTCGGTTGATGAAGACTTTTTTATTCCTGTTCGTGGTGGCACTTCTAACACAAGAATAGAATCTCTTCCTGGCGGAACATACACAGGAGATATTGATGATGTAAAATATTTAAGAGACAAGCTGTTTTCAGCATTAAAAATTCCAGCGTCTTATCTTACCCAAGGTGAAGAAGGTGCAGAAGACAAAACAACGCTAGCCCAAAAAGATATTCGATTTGCACGAACAATTACTAGATTACAAAGAAGTGTTGTTTCTGAACTGGAAAAAATAGCAGTTATTCATTTGTATACTTTAGGATATAAAGGAAAAGATCTTATTTCTTTTAAATTACACCTTAATAGTCCGTCTAAAATTGCTGAATTACAAGAATTGGAACACTGGAGAACAAAATTTGAAATTGCTGGTGGCGCAACAGAAGGCTATTTTAGTCGGCGTTGGGTTAGCAAAAATCTTTTGGATCTCTCCGACGAAGAAATTATGCGAAATCAGCGGGAAATGTTTTTTGATAAGAAATTCGATGCTGCACTTGAACAAGCGGCAGTCCCAGAACCCGAAGCACCCGAAGCAGCCCCGGCACCAGTTGCTGCTCCTGAAGCGGCACCGGCACCTGAAGCGGCTGCTGCGCCCGAGGAAGAAACCTTATTGGCTGCACCTGGTAAAAGAAATGATATGCAATGGAAGCGCCACGGTCAAGAATCTTATACTACTCCTGGCGCAAAAGGAAAAGAATATACTCCTGTTAAATCTGATAAGAGAGATATGGGCGCAAGAAACCGTAGTTATAAGGGAAA